TAACACCATTTTTAAGTACCACTCTATTCTGTAATTGCTGAGGTGGAACCCAGCTAACTTTAAATCTACCTTTTGGATCTGGGTAGAATATTACTTGAGAATCTTTAATGCCGTTAATCCATTGAAAATTACCCTGAGTAATTCCTAAGGTTCTAGACATCTCCTCATTATAATCTATTTGTTCGTATATCTTAACCAGGTTAAATATACTTCCTTTAGTCTCATCTCTAAAAGCGTGTTCTGTAGTTCTTGGAAATTGACGGTAAAATTCATTTAAAGCATCTGAATCTCCTTTTAAACCATCTACTTCGTTCTGCCAGTTATCTATTACACCTACATCTATTAATTCACCATCTGGGGCAAGCACATCGCGGTTAGGAGTAGTGAATACTGGAACTCCGTGCTCGTCAATAAATCCTTCGTAGTTCCATTCCATTGGGATAAACAAAGAGTATAAACCAGACTTTGTCTGACCATTTTTATTTCGCTTAGTGACATCTGATGCATTGTATAGTTTTTTAAAGTTATCACCTCCCTTGTCTAAAGCATTTGACGTCGAGCCCATCATACACTTACCTATAATTCTACTACCTAATCTTAAACACGTTTTTGTTACCCTCCAGTTGTTCAAAATATTTTCAGGTCTTTCCCATTTACCAGCCTCATCATGCACTAATAAAGCTAACTTCTCACCATCATAACTATTATCCCCAGTATTCTTCCAATCAATAGTTGTATCCAAACCTTCTAATTCTTCTAACTTCTCATTAACCACTATTTTCTTTCTGGTAAATCTAGTAGATGGAACTCTATAAGCTAATTCAGTTTTTGGGCGATCCATACCATCTTGAATAGGTTTAAAAAAGAATGGATAGTTAATGCTAATAGGTACGATTTTATCAGTAAACATCTTTTTAGCATCTGAACCTGTTTTTGATAACACTCCATATCTACTATCACCTGCTAAAGTAGCTAAGTTAACTGTTTCTGCCGAAGACATAAAAGAAAATCCAGAACGTCTATTTTTAAGGTAGCACATCCCATAACATCTTTTATCTGCTTTACAAGCTTCCCAGAATATATAGAACAATCTGTTTGCTTCTCTAAAGTCTGGGGCTCCAACATCTATCTTACTCCACTGCAGGTACATGTAGTGAGCACCTGTTATATAAGTTGGCTTGCTATTATTTGTAAACCAAAACCCATTATCTCTTCTATCGAACTCTTCATCTATGTATTCGTACCACTTTTCTTTTTGGTCTTCTGGATAAACTCTCCAGTCAAATATATTTTTAAGACGTTCTAGTTCTTTAGGTTGATCAGTTTTTACCCATTTGTTTTCTGCTTGCTCGCACATTTGCACTGGCGCTTTGGGCAAAGCAATGTGCAAGTTTTGCACTTCAAGTATTTCGCCGATTTGCCCAGTTTTTGATATAACGATAATATCATGTTCTTTATCATATCCATATTTCCATTTTTTACCTTTATTAAGTCTACTTATAGTGGTCTTTTTAACAGGCTCTATAGTTTTAACTAAACTTTGCTCGTACATCATTTAGACCTTCCTTCCGCGAATCCTTTAAAAACTTTCTCTACTTTTTCCTCAGGAGTTTTTCCCTCAAGTAAGTTTTCTTCTTCTTGAATTCTATTAAGTATTTCAAATGCATCAAATATCGCGAGTTTTTTAGTGGCGGCAGCATTCTTAAGTCTGTCTGCTGTAATATCATCTCCACTATCAACAATAGCTTCTTTTGCCACTTTAATAAGTTCTTCAACTGCCTTGTGCCCAGCTTGGATTATACTCTTCTTCGTCTCCTTGATATTCATATTTGATTGTAATAAAATTAGATAAAACTCGATATAGCCTTTGGCCATCAATAATAAACTCATACTCACTATTTGGTCTAAAACCAATTAGTTCATTAACCTTAACCGTACCGTCTGAATATTTAACAATACCTTGTAGTGGTTTTTCGGATTCAATATTAAACTGATCCATTGCCTTTAACGGCGTTACGAAACAATAACCTTTTGGAGCCATCCATTCGTTACTTCTTTTATATAAAAAGATCTGGTCTGATGTTATGAAATAAGTAGAGTCGTTAAAAAAACTTCTACTATTTTTCTCCACACCCTTTACATCGTACCATCTTCTAAAGACATTGTGATGCACTATAACCTCGTCTCCCGGTAGTATATCTGTATCACCAATTATAGGGGTTGATTTAACAATAGCTGTTCTGTTAACGTATTGATGGTTATAAATCTCTGTGTTCAAGATTAATTCCCCATCATCTAGTTTTTTAGTATTGTTATATCTTTCTCCTTTTGGCGTTACAACAAAGTCGTAAACGCTCTTCATTAGTACTCTAGATTATACTCTACAGATACCGCCATGTTTTTGTTAAAGTCTTTCCAAGGTAATACGTCTTTATTCTTTTTGATATATACAGAAAACTTTTCGTCTTCTTCTATGATATCACAGATAGTATGACCACCATACACTTCTTGCCCCACAGCATAGTGCATAGCGTCATTCTTATAATCTTTACCTACGGAAATTTTACGAATTAGTTTGGCCATTTTCTTCTTGATAATTTATAGTACCATCAGTGATGTTTATATCATTGGTGCCATATTGCTCTTTTAATTTATCTTGCGTTAACATCATCTCATCGTTAATACCAGCTAGTTGGTGTAGAAAACCATGTTTTTGATTTTCAGCTCTACCCACTTGCATAGTTAATTGATTGATATTGCTTACTAACGCTTGTATTGCCTTTAATTCTTCTTCGTTTACTTTTTCAGGCTTAATGCCTTTAAGTTCTTTAATTTTTGCTGTTGTTCCTTTTGCCATTTTATTTAATTTAATTTAATTTAATTATTTGTTTATTTTTCAAATGATAGTTCTAATGTAATTGGGTTTCTAGGATATATTACTACATTATTAGCAACTGAATTTGCAGGTTGATCTGAGAACACTGTAATATCAACGTCACGACCAACTGCCTCTGACATGCTAACTATTGTACCTATAACGGTATTATCAGCTTCTTGTATGACATCTCCTGGTGAAAACACAATGTTAGCGTTTATACCATCGGTGTGTATTACTGAGGTACCATCACCAAAGGAGAATTCTCCATCGATTGTAACACCACACGTGAAATCAAATGCGCTACAAGCTACACCAGCAACCCATAGTATATCGTAACCAGGAGTTATTGCTACATTGCTCGGAGGAGAGAGCACAACTCCACTAGGAAGCGTGTGCGAAAGCTCATAATTAGCGTGATCTGAACCACTTGGGGTGAGAACCATGTCAATATTAGACCCGTTTGCTGCTACCGAATTACCTGTAGATGCTACAGAAGCACCAACTAGAGAATTGCACATATAATCTATAGCTTCTATTTTAAGCGCTCCAATTGCTTCGTTTTTGCTAGGTACAAAATTAGCTGTGGTATTGTATTCACCTATAGATGTAGGGTTAGATATAGAGCCAGTTGCTGGATGAACTTTTGACTTTGCAAAGAACAATTGAAATGGGCGGATCTGTGCGGTTCCACAAGTACTAGTTACTCTAGCTGTTACATTTAATAATCTACTTGATCCTTTTGGAATTTGAAAAGGCCACCAAGACCATATCACATCATCATCTGCTAACGCGGCAGCGCCCAGTAAGTCAGCGTCTATATCTGGTTTTACTTCTACTGTAAAATATTTGTTATACATAATTTTATTTTTTTACTTTTTCTAATGATCTGCCGCCAAAATAAGCACCGATCACGGTTATTAATACTAATTGTAATAAGTCTACCCAAGAGGATTTAACTTCAAAAGATATAATTCCAGCATCGATAAAGACTAATAATACTGTAGATACTACTAGGAATATTAAAACTAGTGGTCTTATATTTTTACTAAGCCATGAATCTGATTGCATATCCATTTTCCATCGCTCTGTTACTTGTTTTTGCATTTCTGCTTCATAACCCATTACTAGGTCTTTGATTTTTGCTTCTGCTTCTAATTTCTCCTCTTTAGATGTGTGCAAGTTATCTATAACTCCACCCACTCCTTTAACGAGTTCAGCTGCTCCGCCGGATAATAAATTAGCCAATATACTCATTGTATTATTCTTCGAATACCATATATTCTAACGTCATTACATTTGCAACACTTGGTGCTACAGTAATATTAACGTCAGCAAGATAAGGAATAAGCATCCAATCTCCACCATATAGCTTACCGATAGTAACAGCCGCTGTATCAACCGCTGCTGCTGAAGCATGTTTAGCTACGTAAAAGAATTCTGTTGAATTACTGCCAGTATTTCTCATATATACTTTAGATGCTTTAGTACTTGTAAATTCATCTTGTTCTACTACTACTACAGCTGTTGTTGCTGTAAACTTTTTAGTACGTAGACCAGATGTTTCCTCTAGACCTGTACAAGTACCAAGTTTGTTCATAACCATAGTTTTACTAATGGTAATAGGGTAAGTCATTACATCACTACTAATACTAAGAGTTGCTGTTGTTGTTGCCATGTTGTTTTTTATTTATAATTAATTATTACGTTTTAGCTGGTAATGTATATGTTGATTTGAAAATAGCGTACTCATAAGGTATAGT